TAGACCATCCACACGATAGGATGTTAAGGATAAAATCCGATATATATCAACCTTCTGATAATACATTTGGATATTAATATGGCAGAAGATAATACATTTTTAAATGCTGACAACCTTTATCAAGAGATAGAGGGAGAGTCTGGAAAAGAATTAAAGTTAAAAGATGACCAGCAGAGAAACCTTATCGGTATTATTAAAGGCAGATATGCTCAAGCTGAAATGGCTAGAGATGCTGATGAAAGAAGATGGATGAAAGCATATGAGAATTATAGAGGTCTCTACGCTAAAGGTGTAAAATTTCGAGAGTCTGAAAAGTCTCGAGTGTTTGTCAAGATTACAAAAACTAAAGTATTGGCTGCATTCGGACAACTGGTAGATGTAATATTTGGTACAGGGAAATTTCCGATAGGAATTTCGGAAACCAAAGTTCCAGAAGGCGAAGCCGACATAGCCCATTTAAATATCAATAACCCAACTCCGGGTATAGAAAGTTCAGAAGAAGAAGTAACAGAAGATAATCTTGGAAACTCAGTAGATTATCAAAGTCCTTACGATGTTGGTTTTGAAGGAGATGGTAAAGTATTAAAGCCCGGGGCTACTCATTTTAATGGATTATATGAAGACCCTATAGATGTTCAAGCAAGAGATGCTGGTATATTAGTAGATGGTGCTAATCCAAACCCACAAGCTTTAGAAATCTCTCCAGCCCAAAGAGCTGCAAGAAGAATGGAGAAACTTATCCATGACCAAATAGATGAATCTAGTGGTTCTTCTGAAATAAGAAACGCTTTATTAGAATCATCTTTATTAGGAACAGGAATAGTTAAAGGTCCATTTAACTTTAATAAGAGACTTCATCAATGGACTAAGGATGATTCTGGTAATAGAGAATATAATCCATTAGAAGTAAGAGTACCTAGAATAGAATTTGTAAGTTGCTGGGATTTTTATCCAGACCCTTCTGCAACTAATATGGAAGAATGTGAATTTGTTTTCCATAGACATAAGATGAATCGTAGTCAATTAAGACAATTACGAAACATGCCTTATTTTGATAAAGATGCAATCCGTGATTGTATTCAAATGGGTCCTAACTATATAGAAAAAGATTATGAATCTCAGCTTAGAGATGATAGAAGAGCTGATGAAGAAGTAAATAATAACTTTGAAGTCTTAGAGTATTGGGGTATCATGGATGCTTCTTATGCTAAAGAGATTGGAGTTGACCTTCCTAAGAAAGTAGATGACTTAGATGAAGTTCAAATGAATGTTTGGATATGTGGAGATAAGATATTACGAGCAGTAATTAATCCATTCACACCTTACAGATTACCATATCATGCTTTCCCTTATGAAAGAAATCCATATAGTTTCTTTGGTATAGGTATAGCAGAGAATATGGATGACAGCCAACAGATTATGAATGGACATGCTAGAATGGCTATTGATAATCTAGCAATGTCTGGTTCACTTGTCTTCGATGTAGATGAATCAGCTTTAGTTGGTGGACAGAGCATGGAGATATATCCGGGTAAAATCTTTAGAAGACAAGCAGGTATGCCGGGACAAGCTATTCATGGAGTTAAGTTTCCTAATACATCACAAGAAAATCTAATGATGTTTGATAAGTTTAGACAGCTTGCTGATGAACAAACAGGAATACCTAGTTACTCACATGGACAAACTGGTGTTCAAAGTATGACAAGGACTGCCTCTGGTATGTCAATGTTACTTGGGGCATCTAGTTTAAATATTAAAACAGTCGTTAAGAATCTTGATGACTTTTTATTAAAGCCTTTAGGAGAAGCATACTTCCAA